ACGCCGCGAATAAGGCGCATGAACAGGCGGTCAAGGATTTGGCCGCGCTGGAGCCGGGGATGCGCGGCTTTGGGGCGGCCGTCGATGCGGTCAATACGGCCAATGATGCCGTGCAACTCAGTCAGGCCCGCTATAACGTCGAACTGCAAAACCTGATTCGCGGGTTGCCGGAAGCCGCTGATCAGACGCGCAACCTGGCCATCCAGCAAGCGGCGGCCGCCAAGAGTGCCGCCGCCCAAGCCGAAGCCGCGCGCACGGCCGCCGACAGCGCGGATCAACTGGCCGCCGCCGCTGAAAAGACCGTGCAGGCGCAACTCGAAGCCCTCCAGACCGAGCGGGATTTAGCCGTCGCCCGAGGCGACACGGCGGCAGCCGGGCGCTTGTCCGTCGAAATCTACAAACTGGAACGCACTAGCGCTCTGGCCAATGCGCAAGCCCTGCAAGCCAGCGCCGACGCCGCGCGCACCGCCCTGGAGGCTAAGCAGAAAGCCGCTGCGGCTTCCGGCGATTTCACCGCCAAGACGCGCGATGAGATTGAGGCGCTGCAACAGGAAGTCGCGCAAAAAGACGCTTCGGCTAGAGCCGCCCTGGCTCGGGCGAAAAACCTCACCGATGAAACCCGCGAGGAAGAGCGGTTACTGGTCGCCATGCGGGATTCCGCCAAGACCAGCTATGAGTTAGCGGTTGCCAAGGGCAACGAGTACCAAGCCCGCCGGCAACTGACGCTGGTCGCTCAGACCGAGGCGCGCCTGGCGCAACTGAACGCCGAGAAGAAACTGATTGAGCTGAAATCCGCGAATGCCATTGTGGCCGCATTGCAGCGGGAGATTCAGGAACGGCAAGCCGCCGGCGAAGCGATTGATGAAGCGACGATAAAGCGGCTGAGGTCGGCCACCATCGCCCAGGAAACCGCCGCGATTGAATCCGCTGCGGCGGGCCGGGTGGCCGAAGCGGAACGTCAAAAAGCTGCGGCGACCGCTCTGGGGAATATCGGGAAAGACAAGCAAACCGATGCCACACAGAAAAACACCCAGGCGACGGATGAAAACACCCAGGCGACGGAAAAGCAAGTAAAGGTCGTCGATAACGTCGCCAAGATGTATGAGGGATTGATTGCGCAATTACAGGGCGCACGGGAGCGCACCAGCGCGCTGAGTGAAGCGACCGGGCTGTATTTCGAGGCGATCCTGCAAGGAACGCTGGCGTTTCAGGGTATGGAAGGGGCGATGAATGGGGCCGGCGATGCCTGGAATGATTTTCTCAACGCCGGATCGGAAGGGTCTAATCAAATCGCGGAATTCACTAAAAAATTAGGCGACGCTAAAAAGGCGGCCATTTTTTTTGAAAGTGAACTTTTGACTACGGTCAATATGATGGATACCTTCGTCACCGCCGTGGCCGGCGCGGAAACGGCGGCGAAAGCAGCATTTTACGAACAGGCATTGGCGGCGGAAAATCTCCGTGTCCGCATTGAGGAGATGACAAAAAGCGCCGGGGCAAACCTGGAGAGCATGGCGGCGAGCGCCGAGAAGAATATTGGTTCCTTCGGCCTGCTGGATGAAGAGGATTTATCCGGACTGCGGTCGGCGATTGACGACGCCAACGCCAAGCTGCGCGAGATGAAAGAGGCTACGGACGATGCGCGATTTCGTCTGGCCGAACTCAACGCCGAGCTACTTGAAGCCCAGGGACTGGATCAGAAAGCCGAACTGTTGCGTCAGCAACTCGACTATCAACAGACTCTTGCGGAGATCGAAGCCCGGCGGCAAGAAGCCGAACTGATGGGCAACCGTGAACTGGTCACGATCCTCACCGAGCAAAAGAGCACCCTGGATCAAATCAACCGCGTCAAGGTCGCCAACATCCAGGCGGATAGCGAGAACCAGGCCAGCACCGACGCCGCCACCCAGCGCGTCTCTCGGCTGGCGGATGAAACCGAACGCGCGGCCCGCGCCATGAACACCCTGGGCAGTTCCAGCCTGGCGACGTTGAGCGATCAGGCCGGGAGCCTGCGGCAACACCTACAAAGCGTGAACAGCCTGCTATGAGCCTGCTCGCCAAATTCGACCAACTGAATAACACCGACCTGTCAGCCTTGAGCGCCCGGCTAGCCAAGCTGCGCGCCGAGATGGAACGCGATTTGGAATTGAAAGCCGTGAATCCCCAGCAGACCGTCACGGCCACCGACTTGAACCGGGCCAGCCAGCAAACCGGACTGACTCCGCAACAACTGATGGAAGCGCTGGAAACCGCTAAACGCATGGGACTGATCTAATGGCCATTACCGTAGACAAGCTGAAATTCTATACCGCCGAACGGATGACGGATTTCGAGGATGGCGGTGGGCAAATGACCGACAACGAAATCGTTTCGGGCGCGTCCAATCAGATCTTCGATGATATTTCGGACGTGGATCGAGCCTCGGGCGACTTGTCCCTGCGCAAGGTCTATGCCGCCGTGACCAGCGCCGACACGGATAAATACCTGGATGCGGGCGTCGTCATTCTCCGCCCGCCTGCCGATGAAAACACCAGCGTCGTCGCGTTCAGCACCGGCAGTCATTACGACGAACGCAGTGACCTCGTAGCCCTGCTGGAGAACAGCATCAGCCGGGGGGTGCGTTATAACGGCTGGCTGTACGGAACGCATGTGCCGGGTCAACGCGCCTTGCTGCTCTGGACGCGCCCGGAGATCGAAGCGCCCTCCGTGGGGGCCAGGCTGTGTTTGATCAACCTGGTGAATGGCGTGGAGACCACCAGTGAATACGTCTGGATTACCAGTGTCGTCACCGAGCGCCAGACCAAAACCGACGAAAAGGGTCAATACGAGATTCAGGCGATCACCTGCGAATTGGCCTATCCGCTGATCTACAACTATTCGGGAAACGAACCCGCTCGGATCGATCCCTCGGGGATCGTGAATGGCGGACTGGCGTATGAGACGCGCTATAACCCAGATATTATAGCGCTGTACGGGATTAAACCGTTGGCTGTGGCGGCGGCCACGAGCGATTACAGTGTGCAGGTCGACAGTCTGTATCAGCAGATGATCCCCACCGGCTTGCAGGAAACCGCGCTGGCGGATACCAATCCTGGGGGCGATTCGCCCGCTCTCGTGGGCGGAACGAGCGATCCCGACAGCCGCTCTTCGTTCACCACGGCGCTGAATCTGGTTAAGCCGGACGGTACGATGTATCTGGGCGGAGCGTGTTCGCCGGGCACCCTGAGCATCACCGTATCAGGCGCGACGTTGACGGATCAGGATGGTGTCATCCTGTTAGGAGGCGTCACCGATGTCGGCAGTCTCGACTACAGCAACGGCGTCTGCACCTTCAATAGTGCCTGCCCGAATTACAGCACCGCCAGCAAGACAGTGAGCTATCGCCCGGCAGTCCGTGATTTGCGTGTAGCGGATACGATGGGCCTGAATGTCACCGTCGAGAATCGCGGCTATGTCTGGGTCGCTACCCTGGCTCCGATTCCCGCTCCTCAATCATTGCGCGTGGCCTATCAGGTCAACAGCGCCTGGTATGTGCTGTACGAAAACGGCAGCGGTCAGTTGTCCGGGGCGGATTCCAGTTATGGCGCCGGCTCGCTGAACTACTCGACCGGCACGGTGACCTTGACCACTGGCGAATTGCCGGACGTGGATTCGACGATCCTGTTTTCGTGGACGACGCCGGTCAATTACATCATCCGAGGGGGGGGCACTGTCAATCCCGCCAAGATTCGCGGCCAGACCGCTCACCAGCAACTCGTTCCCGGCAGCGTGTCGATTAGTTGGTCCACCATCACGCTGGCCGAGCCGGTAACGCCCGATGGCACGTTGACCGGAACCGGAGGGAGCGGAACCGTCGATTATGCAACCGGCGAATGGACCGTCATACCTGACAGCCTGCCCGCCATCGGCACGGAATTCACCGTCGCCTATGACTACACGGCCGCCACAGACGTGAAGAGCGAGACCTTCAACAGTCCACCGCGCGAGGTGGATCAAACCATCATTTTGAATCTGGCGGAAACGGATATAGAGCCGTACAGCGTTCACGTCACGTTCGATCTGCAAGTCAACGCCGGTTCGGCGTATGGCTGGGGCGTTCCCAATGCATTGACCAATTTCCAGACCTCGGAAAAGGATAACGGCTCCGGCGTTTTGACGAATAGCGCAGGCACGGTCGATTATGTCAACGGGGTCGTCACGATGACCCCGGATCGCACCGTGGCCTATCCCATCCCGCAATACATCACTGTTCGGCAGTAAGGAGAATCGCAATGGGAGGCGTTGCTGCATCCTACCCTCGCACGTATGCCGATGGATTTTCGTTCAGTAACGAAGCGGCGGTCTTTCCTGCGAACGGATCCATCACCGTTCGGTATCGACTGGACTCGGCGACGCCCTCCACCAGCGAGGTCTATACCCTGTCGCAAATTGAACTGGACCTCACCCAGGGCTTTGCAGAAACCATTGTGTCGGGCAGTGTGAACGTCGCCATAGGCAGTTCCCGTTATGTGAACACGGCGGGGCAGATTTATCGTGACCCCTCGCCGGAAACCGGAGCGGGCACCCTGGCCGGAACGCTCGACCCCACCACCGGTATTGTGCGGCTGGAAAACTGGACGGCGGGCGCGAATACGCCCACGGTAAAAAGCCTGGTCACGGTGATTGGCGGGCATCCGGTCACGGAAGCGCTGTTTCGCACCCCAGTGGCGAATATCCGTCCGGGCACGTTGCAGATTCGCGCCACCACCACTGATGGTGATGTGCTCAGCGAGACGATTCCGCAATCCGGGGTGCTGGAAACCGATGAAATGACCGTAGCGGTCAATTACCCGGACGGCGTGATTGGCATCGCCTTCGGCGAGCTGCGCACCGTGGCGTCGCTGACCGTGGATGAACTGGCGGAACCCTGGTACGACGAGGGCAATATTGAAGAGATCGGCGGGGTGGACTTCATCTGGAAACCCCTGCCGGTGCTGGCGGATTCGATCATCTACAACGCGGTGGCGCAAACCACACTCCCGCCTGATCGGGACATGATTGGCATTGACGCGGCCCGCCTGCCGCCCGATGGCAAGGGGCTGATCTTTCAGCGGGGCCGGCTGATCCTGGTGCATCACACCGACTCGTTCGCTGAATCCAGTCTCAGTCCCACCCAGGTGCTGGATTGCGGACGAGTCCGGCTCTATCGTGTGGCGATTGAAGACGTCGACGGGCAGCGATTGCCCGCCAGCTTCTTTGTGGTCAATCGCGAACTCGGCACAGTCACGATGGCCAGCGATTTGAACCTGACCGGCTATACCGCGCCCTACACGATCTATCACACCGTGGCGGATTTGTGCCGAACGACGGCAGTGGACATCAGCGGCACGCTCTCGCTGAACAAGCCGGTTTCGCACACTTACCCGATTGACGACACCTATCCAAGTTATGCCAGCGGCGTGTTGTACGTGGGCACACTGCAAGCCCGCTATTCCAATCTATTCGCACAATCCACTTGGACCAGCGTGTGGAGTGATGACCTGATTGGGAGTGAACCGCTGGCGCAGTACAACGATACTCTCTATCCGTTGACGGTCTCGAACCTGGGGGCCTACACCGACCGGATGTTGATCAAGTTCACGTCCAGCACGGCGTTTCAGGTGATTGGCGAAAGCCTGGGATTGATCGCCACTGGCAACGTTAATGAAGATTGTGCGCCGGTGAATTCGTTGACCGGGCAACCTTACTTCACTCTCGACTATCGCGGCTGGGGGGCGGGTTGGGCCACCGGCAACTGTGTCCGCTTCAATCTGATTGGGGCTAATGTTCCCGTCGATCTGATCAGGGCCATCCAACCTTCGAATCCCACCGGCGCAGATGACTCGGTGGAACTCCTGTTCATCGGCAATGTGGACGCTTAATCATGCCTGACAACACGGTCAAATATTTTGACAGCACGATGTCGGGCGCGCCCGCCCTGTCCGGCACTGCCGGGGCCTTGATCGGCGTACTGGACGCTTGCCTGGTCAACGGCTTTGGCAGTATCACCCTGGATTCGCTGGTCATCGTCTCGAATGTGGCGACCGGCACGATCAGCACCGGGCATGGGTTCGCTATGGTGGGCGATACCGGGCCAGTGATCAAAATCGAAGGGGCGACGCCGAGCGGTTTGAATGGTGAATGGCGCCTGGCCAGTGTGCCAACTGCCAACACCTTCACCTTTGCCACCAGCGGGATCACCGATCAAACGGCCACCGGAACGATCAGCGCGAAACGAGCACCTGCGGGCTTTGAGAAAGCGTTTACGGGGACGAACAAAGCCGCGTATCGGAGTCTGGATGTTGAGAGTACGCAACTATATTTGCAGGTGAATGATACGGCGGCGCAATTCCCGACGGTACAGGTCTTTGAGTCCATGACCGATGTGGATACCGGGAGTGGTGCGTCAGGAATCTTGTATATGGCGAAGTCGGCGGCGGCCAACAGTACGGCGGTTTCTTGGGTTCTTTATGCGGACACTTGCGCTTTTTATCTCATTGCAAACAGCAATTACTGCATGTTTTTCGGAGATATTGTTTCGTTGCTCATCGGAGACAGCTTCCATTGTGCGTTGATTGGGCATAATTCAATGAGTGTCGGAACGTCCAATCTTCATTTACTCAACGAAACTACGGGGTCGGTTATAGCGAAAGAATACACACAAGTGGGGAGTGCTGTGGGTATGCAGCGAATCAGTCATGAAGTCACGCCTACGATGGGGACGGGGGGTGCTCCTTTTCCTAATGCAGCCGGATCTAATCTATTGATCAACGAGGTCACGGTTTGGAATAGCACCAATGCCGTTTGTCGGGGGGTGATGCCAGGATTTTATAATCCTTTGCATACCGCAGCGACTCTCGTGGACCGCCTAGTGACTTCGGGCGTGGTGATTCGTGGAGTGGCCCGTGATCTTATTTTGCAACAGTTACGAACCACCAGTAATTATGCGGCGATGGATCTCACAGGGCCGTGGAGGTCGTAGATCATGGCCGACTTTCTGTGGTTGCCTCTCATCTTCTGCGATGTGCAGTGTGGCGGCGCGTATCAAATCACCGGCACGGTAACCGAACTCGGCGTGGTGGGTGAATACCGCGTTTGCTTGTTTGAGCGTCGCTCCAAGCGCTGTATCCGCGAAGTCTGGTCAGCGCCGGATGGCTCCTACTCGTTTGACTATCTCGCCTATCGCGCCAACGGCTATTTTGCCATCGCTTACGATCACGGCGATAACCCGCTGAATGCGGCGATTGCCGATCTCATTACCCCGGAGCCGATGCCATGAGCAACGTGATGGGGTTTGCGGTGGCGAGGCGCACCAGTCGAGGCGAACTCGTGTCGTCTTGGCTGGACGGCGGCGAGATTCGCGTCTATGACGGGACACGGCCTGTAGATGCCGATACCGCCATTGGGGCGCAGGTGAATCTGGTCACGCTTGAGATTCCCAATCCGTGCGGGACGGTGACGGCGGGCGTGTTCACCGGCGAAGACATTGACCTGGCGATTATCCTGGAATCCGGCACGGCGGCCTGGGCGCGCGTGGTCGATAGCACGGCAGCGACGGTGTTTGATGCCGATGTCGGCGTGAATGGCTCAGGGGCGCTCATCGAGTTGGATAATGTTTCGCTGGTGAAAGGCACGGCGGCCTCTGTCACCAGTTTTACCTTAACCGAGCGGTAACATGCCCTACAGCCCGCCCGTGGGGACGGCGAACCTCGCGCTGACGGGCAGTTATACCCTGCCGTTCGGGACCGCCAACCTCGCTCTTGGGGAGGGCGGGGGCGGGGGCGATGATCATCTTGCCGTCATCGCCGGCGAATCGCTAGCCCCCACCGGGGCGTTGCGGGCCGATTACGATCCCAATCTGCTCAGCGCCGTCCATGCCGTTTCGGCGGAACAGTGGCAACCAGGAACTCTCGCCACAAGCGGCGTCGCGGATCAGCAGCAAGAATCGCGGTTGCAACTGGGTGATGGGCTGACGGGCTGGCAAGCGGCAGAGTCCCTGCCTGGTGCGACCATCGAGGTCTGGCAGTCTGCAACGCCCTTGGCGAACAGCGGGTTCGATCTCTGGCAGGAAGCGGATCTCGCCGGCTTATCGGTAGGGCCCTTCTGGCAACAAGCGGCTCGTCTGGATCGTCCAGCGGGGGATGTCTGGCAGGACGGCCAGCGTGAATCGTTCTCCACCCTCCCGCACTACCAGAACCCTTATCACACTGAGCAGTCGGGCCATGACTGCTGGCAAGAGGGCGTGTTCGCCTCGCAGTTCTACCGCGAGCGTTTTCAGGACGGCTATCGCCTGGAAGCCGTGGAAATCGAAGTCTGGCAACCAGCGGGATATCCCGGCAATGCGCCGAATCCGGGTCCGGCGATTCCGCTCCCCTATCCGACGCCCTGGGGGTCGAACCTGCGCATCGCTTGCCCGTTGCCCGGTACCGCGCTGCGGATTGGCCGTGTCCCCTGCATCCTGATTGCGGAACGGGAAATCGCCGTTCAAAGGAGCTATATGAGCATTAATAGCGCCAGCCTGGTGCGCTGGCCCGATCTCACCCCGTTGCCCGTTACGTCCATGACGATTGAGACGGATTTCGATTCCTGGTGTTGGGGCTTTAGTGCGACGCTGGCGGGGAGCGATGCCTGGTCGCTGGTGCAACCGAATCCGTTAGCCTGTGAAGTCTTGGCGACGATCAACGGCCAGCCGTGGAAATTCCTGCTCGACATCCCCTCGACGAATCGCGCCTTCAATCAGGATCAAGTCACGCTCAAAGGGCGCTCGCGTTCCGCCTGGTTGCATGGCCCCTACACACCCTCGACGAATCGCAGTGAAGGGGATGCCCGCACGATGCAGCAGTTAGGCGAAGCGGCTCTGGATTTAACGGGATGGTCATTGGTTTGGAATGGCGAAGATTGGCTTGTTCCTGCCGGGCGTTATAACAGTTTCAACACGCCCATCGGGGCGCTGATTCGGCTGGCGAACACCACCGATGATGGACTGTACACCGATCCCGATCTACAGATTCTTACCCTACAGAAACGCTGGCCGGTGGCGAGTTGGCTGGTCGACGGTGCGGTGGCGGATCTGCTCATTCCCGAAGCGGCGATCATCAGCCTCACGCAAAGCCCGCTGTACACCTTGCCGCTCAATGGGGTCTATGTCAGCGGCGAATCGCATGGAATCCTGGGCTTCGTGAAGATCGCAGGAACCGATGGAGCGTTGCAACCCGACGCGCCTATCGTCCACGAGCTGCTCTGTGATGAAGACGGCGTCGCGGCCCGGCAACGGGGACTGAATGCCCTGTCGGATTCCGGTTCCGGCTTCACGATGGAAGCGGAAACGCTGTTCTATCCGCCCACCTTCCCGCTCGTTCCTCCGGGGTTGATCGTGTCGATAGCCGGCATGAAAGGCGTCAGTCGCGCCTGTCGAGTCACCGCGAATTGGGATCAGGGCTTGCAGGTCAAGCAGTCGGTGGAACTGGAGCGGCGCGAGGTGGAGTCATGAGAAACCTGTTCAAACGTTTCTCGGATTTGACGGGCCGCTCGTTGCGCACAGTGGGAACCTGCGTCGCCGCCGATTTCGGCGAGTTCAGCATCCAATATCCGGGCGGGTCTATTGTGCGGGTGAAAGGCGCCGGCCTGGTCGGCAACCGCTATTTTGTCCTGGACGGCAAACTGGACGGAGACGCCCCCGCCCTGGGGAGTTTGGAGATTGATGTGTAGCGCCCTTCCCTGGCGATGGCGGCCTACCAGCGCCGCCCCGTAGCCCAAATGGCCCGCGCCGTCGCGCGTTGCGCGGCGGCTTGATCCTCGGCGGCTTTGGCTTTGCGATGCTCCGCCGCCAGCGCCTCTTGGCGTTGGTCTTCTTCCGCTTGCGCCCTGGCCTTCTCGTTCCAGTATTGATCACGGTCTTGCATATACGCCTTGGCGTTATCGCTGAGTCCTGACCCGGTTCCTGCCGGGATCGCCTTCACCGGAACGGTCTCGCCGCCTCCGGTCGGACTGCACGGCATTTGCTGGTAAACCGCAGGCGCGCCCGGCGTCGGCGAGGGGCATTTGTACATGGACTGCCCCCTCTGTTTGAAAGTCGCCAGCATACATTAGACAAATAAAATGATTCTCATTTTTATGTTTCTTTGAGAATCATTTTATTTGTCGGTTTACAGGCGCTCCGGTGGCGCCGCCCATGTAGAGTCGCAACGAATCGTTGTATAAAACTTCAAAACGCAGTT